GGTAACCCTCAAATTACCTTCTTCAAGGTGGCTTACCGCCGCCACACTAACTTCTCCATGGAGTCCATTGAACAAACCTTCAATGGAACTGCTGACTTCGGTCGCCGTGTGACCTGCCAAATCAGCCGCAACGGTGATCTAATCCACCGTATGTATCTACAAGCAGCTCTACCCGTCCTATCTGGTGGCACCCGTTGGACCCGCCGTGTTGGTCAAGCTCTAGTGAAGAACGTAGAACTTGAAATCGGTGGTCAACGCATTGACAAACAATATGGTGACTGGATGTACATATGGAACGAACTATCTCTTCCCTATGGAAAACGTGATGGTTACAACAAAATGATTGGTTACGATCTAGCCCTTGATTCTGCTGCCACCACCATGTACATCCCTCTAGAGTTCTGGTTCTGCCGTAACCCTGGACTTGCTCTTCCCCTGATTGCTCTGCAATACCACGAGGTCAAGGTTAACCTTGAGTTCCGTCCCCTATCTGAACTAAACCGTGAAGCCACCACTGTTATCACCAGCAAGAGTCTTGGTGCTACCAGTCTATGGGTTGACTACATCTTCCTAGATACTGATGAACGCCGCCGCTTCGCTCAACTCAGTCACGAATACCTCATTGAACAACTGCAATTCACTGGTGAAGAAAGCATTCCCTCCGCCGCAGTTAACTCTTCTATCAAGATGAACTTCAACCACCCCGTGAAGGAACTGGTTTGGATTGTTCAACAAGACAGCTTCGTGAACGCATCTGGTTCAAACCAATGGTTCAACTATACCAACAGTGGTGTCATTGGTGATGCCGCCGCAACCAACTTAGTTAGCACCGCTAAAATTCAGCTCAATGGTCATGATCGCTTTGCTCAACGTACTGGTGACTACTTCAACCTGGTTCAACCTTATCAACACCACGAGAACGTTCCTACCAGCGTTGGTATCAACGTGTACTCCTTCGCGCTAAAACCAGAGGAGCACCAACCCTCCGGTACCCTGAACTTCTCTCGAATTGACTCGGCTGTTCTCAAACTGGGTCTAACTGGTGGAACTGCCTCCAAATGCCGCATCTATGCCGTGAACTACAACGTTCTACGTGTGATGTCTGGCATGGGTGGTTTAGCTTACTCCAATTAAGAAGTTTTGTAAAAATATAAAATAGAAAGTATAAAAATAAATATTTTTTTCAAAAATAGATTTTCCTGTTTTTAAATGCGTTCTAAAAATATTTTCTCCGTATAAGATATCAAACATATAATATGGGTGGTGGACTTCTACAACTCGTTGCTTACGGTGCTCAAGACGTTTACCTAACCGGTAACCCTCAAATTACCTTCTTCAAGGTAGCTTACCGCCGCCACACTAACTTCTCCATGGAGTCCATTGAACAAACATTCAATGGAACTGCTGACTTCGGTCGCCGTGTGACCTGCCAAATCAGTCGTAACGGTGATCTAATCCACCGTATGTACCTACAAACTACTTTCGCCGCCATGACTGGTCTTGATACCTACACTGGTCTAAAAATGGTCAAGTCTGTAGAACTTGAAATCGGTGGTCAACGTATTGATAAGCAATATGGTGACTGGATGTACATTTGGAATGAACTTTCCCTCGGTGTAGGCAAGCGCACTGGTTACGATGTCATGGTTGGTTCTGCCGCATTCACAACTTCTGGACAAGTTCTATACGTTCCCCTTGAATTCTGGTTCTGCCGTAACCCTGGACTTGCTCTCCCTCTGATTGCCCTACAATACCACGAAGTGAAGGTCAATATTGAATTCTCTACCCTAGCTGAATGCGGTACCATTTCCGGTAGCACAGTCACCGCCGCAACTGGAAGCATCGCTTCTTCCTCTCTATGGGTTGATTACATCTTCCTAGATACTGATGAACGCCGCCGCTTCGCTCAACTCAGCCACGAATACCTAATTGAACAACTTCAATACACTGGTGAAGAAACCGTGACTGCCAGCTCTGCCAACAAGGTAAAACTCAACTTCAACCACCCCGTTAAGGAACTGGTTTGGGTTACCCAAGATGCCACTGACTCTGACTTCGGTTCCTATGTTGCCGTTAGCACTGCTAAACTACAACTCAACGGACATGATCGCTTTGCCGAACGTGCCGGTAGATACTTCAGCGCAGTGCAACCTTACCAACACCACGAAAACATCCCTTCCGGAAAGAACATCAACGTGTACTCCTTCGCGCTAAAACCAGAGGAGCACCAACCCTCAGGTACCCTGAACTTCTCTCGAATTGACTCCGCTGTTCTACAGCTTACCACTGGAGCTGCTACCCGCGCCCGCATCTACGCCGTGAACTACAACGTTCTACGTGTGATGTCCGGTATGGGCGGTCTAGCTTACTCCAACTAAAGGAGCCGCTCGTTTGTTATAAAAATTTATCAAAAAATAAATATTTTTTTCAAAAATAGATTTTCCTGTTTTTAAATGCGTTCTAAAAATATTTTCTCCGTATAAGGTATCAAACATATAATATGGGTGGTGGACTTCTACAACTCGTTGCTTACGGTGCTCAAGACGTTTACCTAACCGGTAACCCTCAAATTACCTTCTTCAAGGTGGCTTACCGCCGTCACACCAACTTCTCCATGGAGTCCATTGAACAAACCTTCAATGGAACTGCTGATTTCAGCCGCCGTGTGACCTGCCAAATCAGTCGTAACGGTGATCTAATCCACCGTATGTACCTACAAGTTGCCATCACTGGTGCTACCATTGCTGCTAACACCTACGCCGGTCTAGCCCTGGTTAAATCGGTTGAGTTAGAGATCGGTGGTCAACGTATTGACAAGCAATACGGTGACTGGATGTTCATCTGGAACGAGCTATCTCTTCCCCAAGGAAAACGTACCGGATTCAAGACCATGGTTGGTGCTGATGCCGTTACCACCACCGACACCACCCTTTACATCCCCCTTGAATTCTGGTTCTGCCGCAACCCCGGACTTGCCCTCCCCCTGATTGCCCTGCAATACCACGAGGTCAAGGTCAACCTTGAATTTGAAGCCGCCGCTACCGCAGGTATCACCGCTGGTACCATGGGCACCGCTTCTCTATGGGTTGACTACATCTTCCTAGACACTGATGAACGCCGTCGCTTCGCTCAACTCAGCCACGAATACCTGATTGAACAACTACAGTTCACTGGTGAGGAGACCGTTACCACTGGTGCCAACAAGATCAAGCTAAACTTCAACCACCCTGTCAAGGAACTTGTCTGGGTTCTACAAGAGAACAGTGCTTACTTCGGTAACTACACTGTTACCAGCGGTTCATACACCAGAACCGCTGCCGGTCTGGTTAGCACTGCCAAGCTACAACTCAATGGTCACGATCGCTTTGCCGAACGTGGTGGTAAGTACTTTGAACTTGTTCAACCTTACCAACACCACGAGAACATCCCCGAAGCCACCCGTGGTATCAGCGTGTACTCCTTCTCGCTAAAACCCGAGGAGCACCAACCCTCCGGTACCCTGAACTTCTCTCGAATTGACTCGGCTGTTCTAAGCGTAACCGCTGTTGCCGATGCCACCAAGGCTCGTGTTTACGCCGTGAACTACAACGTTCTACGTGTGATGTCTGGTATGGGCGGTCTAGCTTACTCCAACTAGAGGGCTCTCTTTTATAAAAAAATATAAAATCAAAAATAAAAGTACTGCATGCATGTCTTACTAACTCTTTTTTCCAGATCATATAAATAAATAAATATAATTATCACATGAAACTGTATTATTTACTAATAGTGTATAAACGAAACGCATGTTCTTTTTCAATGGTTTAAAGAAATTATAAAAAAATGATATAGAAAGTATCTTCCTCAATAACAACTTCCTAATTGATGAAGAAATCACAGAGTTCCCCTTCCCTGAGCGGTGGACAGACAACTTCTACGTCTCTTAAACGTACGTCAGGTTTTCGTAGAAATGCATTTTCTTGGAACCATTTAGCAGATGCATTACCTTCCGCATATCAAGTAGAAGAAATAGAAAAGATAGATTCCGTTATTCCTTCTTCTGTAAGTCAAAAACTTATATGTTATGAAACCTATGGATTTCCAACAGATATATTGCACTCAACAACAATCACGAAAGAAGAACAGGAAGACAAAATCATATCTTTGTCTACATGTTTGGTGACCCCTGAAGATCCTCCCACAAAAACTCAAAAGTTTAAAATTAAAAACTTACAGGAAAAAAGTGAGGAGGAAGAAGTTTCTACTATAGAAGAACGCTTCAATAGATTGCTATTAAGCGTTCGCAAAAGAAGGAAACAGCTTTCGCTTTCTCTTTAATCATATGAATTCCAATTATTATCTGATATATCGTAGATGGTTGTGTCTATGCTATGTGTAAACAATACATACCAGAATCTTTGAAAGCAATCATGGTAATGTTTTCCAATATCTTCTAATTGCTGTTTCATATCAGGAATAGATAAGGTTGCTTTTTCTATATCCCAAGAACCACTCTCTGGATAGAACTTCTCTAATAGACGTTGATATACCTCTTTTGGATGGCGATGTATTAATCTTTTAGATACACTAAAACATGGTCCCATTCCCCAGCCAGGAATTACATGAGGAGGACTAATTCCTGGAAAGATTTCATGATACCAATCTATTGGAGTCTGTGCAAAAGTATGGCTGCCTTTATGAATTTCTTCATGTCTTGGAAAATCTGCATGATCATCTCTCCAATACTGAAAGCGTCTTTGTTTTCCACTTTCCATAAAATCTACATTTCTACAGCGACGGATATGATTCCAAATATCAATTCTGTGAGATGCCCAATTATTTTTAACAAACATAGTCACGTCATCTAAATGTTCATAGTTTTTGATAATGTGATATAAGAAAGCGTAGTCACATCTTCCATAATTTGGAATACATATACTGTATTCGTTTAATACTTCCTCTTGTCCTCTTTCTAACGACTCTACTTTATAATAAATAGTAAACGGTACTTGATTTTCTTCTAATACGGGAATCCATGATCCTAATAACTCAGTATCTGTATAACATGAAGTCACCAGCCGAAAACTCATATAGCATATTATAGTAGAAAAAAGATAGGTTTAAATCATTTAAAGATATTTATTTATCCTATAATGTGAGCCCGTATAACTCAGTTGGTAGAGTGTTACCTTAGTAAGGTAAAAGTCGCAAGTTCAAACCTTGCTGCGGGCATATATTAATAACTAAATACAAGAAGATCTAAATATGCATTTTCTTCCAAAAACACAGTACTAAAATTCTGAACAATGTTTGCACCGTCTTCAATCATCAAGATTTCTCCTGTATCAACTTTCCATACAAATGTAGAATCGTTTTTCTTTTTTCTTACTTGGTAAGTTGCATCTACCCCTTCTTTACGAACACATAAAACCCCTTTTTTATCATAATTTTCACTATACCAATCATTTGTTATATATGTTGTATGATAATATCTATATGCGTCTATACGAATATTTGCTCCTTCTGGAATCTTTGCATATTCAATAAAATATAATAGGGATCGTGTAACCATTTCTTCCCCACCAGTTTCCTTTAAAGGAACAAAGTCTGGATAGTTTCCATATTTTTTAACTTTTTCTATTTGGTTTTTACCAACATATTGAGTAATCATACTGTAACGATGTGGATATGCAATTCTATTGAAATCAGGAAGCAATAGCTGTGTATTAATGCGACTACGAACATCGTGAACCCTTACATTATCATTAAACCCTTTTTTTGCCAACATAAGATATATTATATATAAAGAAAACAGAAGAATATATGCTTATATGTTGCGCACCCCTCTTATAATAAAGTGTANTACATATAAATCATCCTATATAAAAACTCCACTCACAAATTCTGTACCTAATAATCTATGTATTCAATGTAAATATTATTTACATCCATCCGAAATATGGAAAATAGAGATTACCGATCTAAAACTTGGTTTCTGTAAAAAGTCAGGAATGGTGCACTTAGTAGATGGTTCAATTACATATGATTATGCTTGCACATATCGTGAATATAATTGTAAAGGATCATTATTTGAAGTACAAGAAGCTATTATTGATGTAGAAAATAGTAATATATAGTATCCACATAATAAGCATTACCAGGATAAAGAAGATTAAATGTTATATAAAGAGTTCTATTCACTACATGGTATATAATGGTAAAATTGCTTCAATTTCCTACACAGCACGGTACATTTTATACATGCCATAATGATATTGTATTTGTAGATTATTTGTCTAGGGGACTCGTTTTTGAAGAAGATATTTTAGCTAAACATATTTTGCCTCTTTTTCAAAAAATGGACCCGTCTATCCCAAAAATTATTCTTGATGTAGGTGGGCATATTGGTTCTCATACTATTATGTATGCAAACTACATTCCAAATGCTATTATTCATACATTTGAACCACAACGAATTCTATTTAATATATTAAATATGAACTTGGTAGAAAATAATATCACAGGTGTTAAAACATATCATTCTGCAGTTGGAGAAATGGTGGGTGAATGTACACTATCAAGTATGTTATACGATGGATATAATGTTAAAGTTTCCTATGATACAGACCAGATGTTAAACTATGGAGGATTAAGTGTTGGAACAGGAGGAGAAAAGGTAAATATAATTACGATAGATTCGTTAGATTTACCAGAATGTCATTATATCAAAATGGACGTAGAAGGAGCAGAACCACTTGTGCTGTTAGGAGCACTAAAGACCATTCGGAAATATAAACCATTTATCATGTTAGAATATACAGATAAACGAGTTTCAGATGAAATGAAGGAGAGTCTTGGAATAAATAAAGATAGGATTATAGAAGATCCTTTACTTATTTTAGAAAAAGAAGGCTATCAATTTAAACGAATAGAAGGAGAAAATGTTCTTGCCATTCCATTAAGCATTTAGACCGCATCTCTTATTCAAAGCTTTTGCTTGAGATACATCTGACAATGGCTTACCTTCTTGAATTAACATTACTTTTTTGGAAACACGAATAATGGATATCTTTACACGTAAGTCTTGAACTTGACCGTGCATTTCTTTCATTTCAGCACCCTTATTTTGACGAAGTTCTAATTGTTCCCGTTTACGTAAGTTAACATCTTTGATATTTTTAATTCTCTTTTGTTCTTTTGTTACAGTTCTTTTAAGCTTCTTAAAGACAATTCGGATTTCTTTAAGATCATTTAATAGTTCTTTAAGCTCTTCTGACATTTCCTTTCGTTTCTCCCGACGTTGTTTCACAATACCTTGGACTTGAGTTAATTCTTCTTTGTTTTCTTGAATCATTGCTTCTAGCATATTCATTTCTTCAATAATATCGTCTTCTTCTTCAGTTAAATGTTGAGCAGGGACATCTATAACAACCGTTTGTTTACAATCTTTCAAATCTTCAGAGGCTTTCTCTTTGATTTTCTTAGTCATCTCTTTTAATTTTTCAGAAGCTTTCTCCTTGCATGGTTTTTGTTCTGCCTTTACTTTTTCCTTACATTCTTTGATCTCCTTTTCTGTTGTATCTAGAGCTTTTTCCAAAGCTTCATTTTTCTTTGCAACAACTTCCTCCTTACACTCAACTATTACTTTCTTACTCCGATCCTTTCTTTCTTTAATTGATCGTTTTAAGACACTCTTTGAAGTATTCTTTAATTGTTTAAGACTCTTCTTGTCTGTGGTAATATGTTCTCGCAATTCTTTCATCCATAGTTGGAATTTACCACTTCGTTTTGCTTTCTTTTTCTTCTTCTTCTGACCCTCTTCTAATTCCTCCTCTGATTCTTCCTCCTCCTCTTCTCTGTATGATAAAGGTACTACTATATTTTCTAAAACTGGGTGAGCAAAATTACGTGCATCTTGAGAACGATTTAAATAACTAATATATCCACTAATTTCATCTTTGTAATGTTTTAAACCATTCTTATGGAAATATCCATGATCATCAAGATACTTTTTACCAAAGTCTTCAAATGTAATTGGCATATGGACTTTCTTAGATCGCAATAGGTTTAATAATTTAACCATTTCCATACCATCTTCTGTATAAGGAGTTGCTGTCATTAAAAGAATACGTACACTATCTTTTCCTGATTTTTCATAAGAATTTTGAACCATCTCTTCTAAAATATCCGTATTAGGCTTCTCACTTGCTGCAACCGTAGGGCTATATAGTTTATGAGCTTCATCTATAATAACTAGAGTTTTCCGAAGAGGATCTACTTTTCCATTGCGACGAACAATTTCATCATAGATCTTGTTCTTCTTTAGTAACAAATTACTGAATTGTTTGTATGAAATTGGCTCCATCCAATTATTAGAAACATACTTCATTGGACCACTAATCTTTGAAGGCAGTTTTAAACTCTTGTTTTTTAGCTGTTCTTGAATCACAAGACTACATACCTGACCATACATATTCTTCCAAATATCACTCTTTAGTGTATGACGTGTTACCCATAAAATGTTGTACCCTTCTTTTTCAAAACTGGTAGAAGCCGTAGCAATTGCAGTGCATGTTTTTCCAGTACCTACACTATGGAATAGTAACATACCTTTGTAGGCAGAGCTTGGTTGGAAATAGTGACGGATAAAATCTTGTGTGGGTGTAAAGTTTACAATATTTCCCATAGCAGATCCACCCGCTGTTTCACAAAGATTTTCTAATTTTACCTTAGGATATTCAAATTGTTGAAAACCTTTTGCAATATAACGATGCATGCTGTCTAAAGACATCAATTGAGTAGGAGGAGTAGGAGTTTTTGAACGTAATATAGGAGCTCCTCCTGATAAAATTGGAGGGGGAAGCTCTATAGAGAATTGATGGATAGGACGAGTAAGATCTAAATCAACTGCTGCTTCTATAGATGCTCTTTCTATTTCTGCCGCAAAAACAACCTTTCGTAGATCTATAATAGAATATTTAAGATAAAGCTCAAACATATATTTTGTATTATGGAACTTTGGTTGTAATTCTTTGGGAATTCCGACTTCATAACGGAATACATACAAAGGCCAGCCAAATCGTGGATGAAATTCTAAACCTTTTTGTCCACAGAATCGGGTACCGCGACCAATCGCTTGCTTTTCATCAGCTCTTACTACCAAAGGCTCAAAAAGATGAACGTACTTTACATCAAAGAGATCTATTCCTTCTTTAAATCCTTGATCTAAAATAATAAAACGCATATATTCTCCATGAATATTCTCCGGACGACGATTGTATAGTTCTAACATGTTTTTACGAAACTTGATATTCATTGGGCGGTCAAAGAACTTTTTACTCATCAACACTCCAAAGTTATGATTTTCAGTCTCTGCTAACTTGTCTTCTTTGTAGAGAGCAAAACCAGTTCCTTGGACATGAATCGCAGGTTGATATCCTTTTGCAACAAATGCAGATGCAAGGATTTTTGCACCATAGTTACTGCTCTTCATGTCGGTAAAGATCATATGTTTAAAAAGCTTTCCATGAGTTTTTAGATCCTTTTCATCTAACTTTTCAATTTGTTCAAATAGAGCTTCTATTTTAGGGGCTGCTTCTTTTATATAAAAGGAAAGCATCTCAGGGTTAAAGTCCTTCTTCTCCATTAAATGGAATGACTTAACATGACTAAAGTTCGCTACATTTCGGATACATTGTGCAATCTTATCTGGATTAAATTCATTTTCTTCTTCGTCTGACATAGAATCTGTATCAGTATCTTCGTTATCATAATCTATGCTTTTGGACGCTGTGGAACTATTCTTCATACCCTTTTCTATTATAAAATATGATAAATATTACAAAAAATAAATTATAAAATAGCTTCTGTCGTATACTAAAGCTTTATTACTGTGCACTCAGTTGCATTTGGTTCTTCAAAGTTCTTACGATAAACGTAGAAAGCCACGTCGGGGATTTTTGGACCTCCTTCTGAAAAACGTTGTCGGTTTTGTTCCATAGATTGTTCAATAGGTGTTGTAACCCATATACACTTTACCGGTACATGATGTTCTTTTGCAAATTCTATAAAATGAGCTCTCTTTTCTTTGCTTGCATTGGTTGCGTCAAATACAATGGAATGATTTGTGATATGTTTTTTTGCTTCCCGTATCATTCGTTCTGGAGTTTTAAGAGTATCCCCATCAATTCGTATATAGCCCTTCTTTTCAAAGATTGTTTTAACAATGGTAGATTTTCCAGAAGCTGGATATCCAATCATTATAACAACCTCTTTTTCTGGACTCACAACGTCTTTTTCTTCCATATGTACTCTCTTCTTAGCTAAGGGAAATAGTTCTTCTGGTGTATAAAAGGTCACTCCTAATTTATCTGCAACTCCCTTATCTTTATCAGCCCAGTCTCCCTCACGCCCAGCTGCATCTCCTACAAAAAAAGAGTCTCGTGGTTGAAACTTTCCTTCAAAATGACTTAGGAATAATTGTGGATTTGGTTTATGATATTCTTTCATCATTGCAATGACCGCAATCACCGGAATATCCAGTTCTTTAATGATCTCTTTGATCATCTCTACCTTCCATTCTTTCGTTTGATCTGTAAGAAATACTACCCGATAACCATTCCGATGATACTTTCTCACTACTTGTGGGACAGAAGGACGTAACCATTGCCAATCATCTTTATCTTTAGGAAACCCCCTTCCTTCTTTTGGTTTAATTAAAGTCCAATCTACATCAAAAATCGCAAGTTTCTCACGCTGCCGGCGTAAGATCTTATTGATATAAATGATATTTGTTGTAGTTGGTTGTTGCTTCATTGTATATTCTACTATACAATACATAGATGATAGATTCATTTTTTAGTGCGTTTATTTTTCATTTATATAATATGAATGAAGTATATAGAAAGATGAATGAACCGATAGATACATACATGCTTCATAAAAACAATATTTCTAAAAGGTCTCTTAAAATCATAGACATATATGACTATTATTTAATTGTTACACCTAATAATAAACAAAATACACTAGAGAAAGCTTTGGATATGTATAAAGAAATGGATATCCAAGCAGAAGTAACAGATACTCCTTTTGAAATAAATAAAAATACACTTGATTTTATTGCAAGTATTTGCGGAACATGTATTTCAAATTCAAAAATTACTACCGTTCCAAAACTGATAGAAGAGTTAACGAAGATGATAGAGTTCCATGATCTGCAAATGTCGTGGACCTCTTATAAAGTACCATCTTCTACAAATATTCCTACTCCGACTATCAACCAATCTACACGCAAAGCACCTCCCCCTCTTCCTATTCCATCTTCCCTAAAAGAAATTGGTTGTTATGAAGCAAATACATCTCAATTTAGTTTACTGGATGATACTGAACATATACACGGTATTGGTATAACTTCTGAAGAAAACGTATTTATTGTGTATAACACACTCTATAATATATCACTTGTTGTGAAAGAAGATAAATCTTTCTTTGAACATGTATGTCAAGACTTTACAGAGTTTCATATTCTTGCAAGTCTACCACTAACTACTCACGAATACGATATCTATCAACAAGCAAAGACGTTCTTCCATCAAAAAATGTTTGATGAAGAAGCAGATCTAGAAAAGAAAGTAAACGCTTTCAATGCTTTATACAATATTTCTCCAATCGCTACAAAAGAAGCACAAAATGAAAAAGAAGAGGTACAGAATTTTATGAAACATATGTTTGACTTTAGTTCTGATCCCAAGGAACGTATGAAAGCAGTTGATCTGTATCAAAAAGTATCCTCATTACTTCCAGGGATGACTACACGGTCCATAACTAGTGAAGCATCACTATATAAACGTCTTGCGATTTATTTTATGGACATGGGTCTTATACGAAAACGCTTTACTGATGGTGTCTATTATTATGGTATTAAATTTATTAAACGTCAGGATATTACAGCAATCTCTATAGAAGATATGATGATGCAACGGAAATATGATAAGATTAAGTCTCGTTCTACTGACGAAAATCTATCCTCATTATAAAGGTATGAAGAAAGCACTCTTTCTCTTTCATCGGGATCTTCGGTTAGAAGACAATACTACACTTCTACAAGCTCTTCGTGATGGTTATCAGGTTCTTCCTGTCTTTATCTTTCCCCCGGAACAAATCTCTCCAAAGAAAAATCCCTATTTTTCCCATCCCTCTGTTCAGTTTATGTGTGAATCTCTTCTAGATCTAGATCAACAGCTACAATCCTATGGAAGTCATCTGCATTTTTTCAAGGGGGATAATGTAAAAGTTCTTCAAAGTATCTATACACAAGTTCCTTTTGAAGCCATCTATTTCAATGAAGATTACTCGGTCTATGCAAGAGAAAGAGATCAAAAGATTCAAACCTGGTGTGAGAAGAAAGGAATTGTCCATCAAATGAAAGAAGATTATGGTTTGTTACCTTTACATGAAGGATTATTAGAAGGTCCTCCTCCCCGCCCCTATATGATTCTTGCCCAATACTACAAACGTGTCCTTACAAAACATAAGATTCGTGAAGTGGATCATTTTTCTTTTAAAAAGGAACATTTTACCACACACAAATTTACAAAATTCTTTCCTTTACAAAACCTTGGTACTCTTTACAATGAAAATTCCCAAGCCGCAATCCATGGAGGACGAACTCTTGGTAAGGAAATGCTTCATCGCGTTAAAGATTTAAAAGACTACCAAGAGAAGAGAAATTATCCAGCTTTACAAAAAACAACTCGGGCTTCTCCCCATCTAAAATTTGGAACTGTCTCTATCCGAGAAATGTATTGGACCATTGAGAAACTCTTTGGAAAAGAACATGGTCTTATCCGCGAGCTTATCTTCCGTGATTTTTACATGAAGATTTATGCACTCCGTCCTGAATTACAAAGAGGAACAGCATTGTATGATGCTTTGGATAAAAAGATACCATGGTCGTATAATGAAACTATCTTTCAACATTGGAAAGATGGAACTACTGGATTTCCAATGGTAGATGCAGGAATGCGAGAAATGAACACGTCAGGACATCAACACAATCGTCTTCGGATGCTTTGTGGTAGTATATTAACTAAATATTTTCTCATTGATTGGAGATGGGGACTAAAATATTATTACATTCGCTTGGTAGATGCTGATATCTTTAGTAATACAGCAGGTTGGGGATTTGTATCATCTACTGGTCCAGATGGAGTTCCTTACTTCCGTGCTCCCTTCAATCCATTTATTCAATCTAAAAAGTTTGATGTAGATGCAGTCTATATCAAACATTGGGTTCCAGAATTAAAGGAGGTAGATCCTAAGGATATTCATAAATGGTATGATCCAATCGTCCGAAACAAATATCCAACAATTCAATATGGTCCTCCTATCGTTGATTATAAACTAGCATCTGCAAATGCCGTCAAAGTTTTTAAAAAGGCATTCTCAGAAAAATATCATTCTTCCGATTTAAAAAAATGAAAGCTGTTTTATTTTATCGGTATAGTTAGTAATAGACACCATGGAGTTTTGCAAGGTATGTCAGAATCTACTTTTTCTAAAAACCGAATCGGATCAAAGTCTTACCCGTTATTGTAAGTATTGTAAATTCCAACAGCAGGATGCTCCTGTTTTAGGAAAGGCAGTATGTGTGTCTAAGACGATGTATTCCGAAGATGATCTCTTATACATGCAACACAAGAATGCCTTCTTACGTTTTGATCCAACACTTCCACGTGTTCAGGATCCAAACATTATCTGTGAAAATAGCGATTGTACAGGTCCACGAGACAAACCTCAAGTAATCTATACGAAATACCATCCTGTCCATATGAAATATTTCTATACATGTGATTATTGCGGATATTCTTGGAGAAAAAAAAATGATGTAAAGAAAGTATTATAATATATTAGATAGACGATAACCATGAATATCCATGATGAAGTTCAAAAAGTACGAAGCAGTGATCCTTCTCAGTATCAATCGCTTCCGATTATGACAAAATATGAATTTGATCAAATTATTTCACTTCGCACAACCCATCTCTCTCGTGGAGCATTTCCTTTGGTTCAACTTCCAGAAAACTTTAAAATAGAATCTAATATGGAACTACGAAAAATCTCATTGCAAGAACTTCGTGAAGGAAAACTTCCATACCTTGTAAAACGAACCCTCCCAAATGGAAAACCAGAGTATTGGAAAATTAAGAATATGGATCTAAGTATGATCCGAAATCTGCTTCGTTAAATAATTACATCAAAAATGCCATTATTTTTTTATTTCTAAAAAGTATACAAACTAATAATGGATCCTCGTATTTTATACTCTTTACAATCAGCCATCCTCTTCCTAGTCATCGCATCTCCCTTAATGTACCGCTTAGTGCAAACTATATTTGGAGGTCTCTTCACCGTTGCCGTAGATGGATGCCCTACCACAGCTGGTGTTGTCCTACATGCTATCGTTTTCGGACTCCTTGTGTATGTTCTAATGGTTGTCCAAAAACCCCAAAAAGTTGTTACTTCCCCAGTTGTCATGGTGTCTGCTCCCGCCCCCCTATAAAATATTTTACATCTTCCAACGATGTCCACAATGAAGACAAGTAATAAACATCGTCATCGGTTCATCCGCACTACGTGTCTGAAGCTCGTAGTATGAACAACGATTCTTTTTGCATTTCCCACAAGTATAACGATCTGTCATTGCAGTTGCTTGTGGTTCATACGCCGCCT